AGGTGACTGGAGTTCAGACGTGTGCTCTTCCGATCTATGAAAATGGAAATGAAAATGGATTTGGAAATGGAAAAAATAACACAAACAAAAACATAAAACACACAAAAATAATCATCTAAAAACTAAACTAAAACATGATTACATACAACAATAACTAACCTAATCAACCACAAAAATAAGTATTCAACACATACCTATAAAAAATCCGATATAAAATAAAACATATCTACATATCAAACAATATACTCACAAAAACAGTAAAACAGGAAGAATATTATCATATTCAGTAGGAGGCGATCATATGACAATATAGATTAATTATCTAAAAAGAACAAATGTCAGAATCAAAAAATAAGCCAATAATAATAACAATAACTCCCATATACATAGTATATGGGAATTTGGGACCACTAAATTATTATTATAAAGAATATCTTTAGACAATAAACCTATACCATCACATAATCTTATTCAAGAATTAAATATTCACACATTCTATAATAGGATAATAGTTCATGTAATGTTTGAATACACAAGACACATTAGATAATCCTATACTATCTAATATTTGTTTTAGAGGTTTAATTAATCTATTAATATTATGTTGGATTATTCTATAAGTCTTATCGTCTTTAACAGTGTACAGAAAGGTCTAATATAATATGAACAAGTGTTTTAATATAATAGAGTTGAGCTAAATCATTAAATCCTTATGATTTATAATATATGTTTAAAATTAATTAGAAGAATATATTGGATAACATAATATATGCTGGGGAAAACTGGATAATTCATAAAAAAACCATCACATATTATGTTCGTGTTATTTTAATCCTCAAATATTAATTTTAATAAACCTCTAATAATTAATTTTGATTAATGAAGTATTTAAAGGAGAGCCATCTTTTTATTAAACTATCTACCATCTACGAATTAAACTATTATTTGTAAACTAAAACCATCTACCATCTACGAATTAAAATTACTCTTACCATCTACGAATTAAACTTATAAATTATCTACGAATTAAGGACATGATCTACGAATTAAAATCTATCTACGAATTAAACCCATTTCATCTACGAATTAAAAAAAATCCCCGAACCATCTACGAATTAAAGACCTAAACCCATATAATGTAAGTGATGCAGGATAATATGTATCATGGGTAAAATATATTAAAATAGTATAATATGGATAATATGTAAAATATGGATAATAGGCATAATAGGCACAAACACAATAAAGAATATAATAACCATAATAATATATTTAATTGCTAAAGCTGAAGCAACAACAGAAAACACGAACACAAACAACAACAGACACAATAAAAAACAAATCATGAAATAAAATTAAAATTAAAGAAATTGTAATAAATCAACAAATAAATATAGATAAGACAATACTATAAACTAATAAAACACCAACACCATAAAAATAATTAAAGAACCACACAATTAAATTAATAGTTAAAGTAAAAAGTAGTAAAATAATTAAAATAAAGTGTTAAAATAAGATATAAAACAAGGACAGAAAATAAAAAAAATCATAATATAAAAATAGGATCATTAACAGTAACGTCTGAAAAATAAATAAGTTGATCATTAACAGTAACGTCTGAAAAATAACAATAATATAGAACATAACACACACTAAAACCGAAAACTATAAATAATAGATAGAACATAAGATAGAGTAACGAGTAGTACAACAGTATTACTTAAAAAAATTAAAAGGTGTATACTATGCAAAGTGTTATTATTAATACAAATTATGCAAAATTTGAACTTATGGAAGAAAATGGAACAGTATTTGAAAGACATTCAAGTTATAATAAATACTGTTTTAGTGAATGGGAAGAAACATTATACAGCAGTATAGAAGAAGCTGAAAAAGGCATATATTATTTATACTGCTCAGATTTTTAAGGAAGTGTTAAATATGTATTTTAGGATATTAGAAGACAATTTAAAACCAATACAAGACATCACATTACAAGAATTATGTGACCAAGACACAAGATTAAGTATATTATTAGATTTAGCAAACTCAGCAGATAAATTTACAACTAATATATATAATAATAGAAATAAGACAGAATTTGAAAATATGTCTTACGAGGAGTTAGAGAAACTAATTATAGAAGAGTTAAAAGAATCTGCTTTTATGTGGCAAATAAAAAGACTATTGTTATTAGATATAAATAATTGCTGGAAATAAAAAAGGTGTTAAAAATGGTATATAGAGAAATAATAAATAATATGGGAATAACTGATGAAAGTATATTATTAAGGTGTTGTAACCTTAACGATTTTTTATATGGCTATCATTCATATAATATATTTGTTGATGAAACAGCATATAAAAAAGTAGGAGCTGAAATAGAATTAACTTATGTTAGCTTAAGAAGCTTATTAAACGAAGTAAAAAACGGGAACATTAACATTAAACAATATAGAAGCAGTTATAAAAATATTATAGCTACTTATGATGGAAGCATAATAGACAACGGCGGAGTAGAATTTATAACCCCTGCATTAAACATCAATGAAACAATAGAGAAAGCAGAAGAATTATTATATAATATATCTGCAGAAGGCGGAAATGGTGCCGGTTTACATATACATTACGACAAGGCGGACTGGTTCCACACAACAGAAAACATTTGTAAATTTATTGTTTTATGCAGTATGTGGCAGAGGTGCCTATTTAAAGTATCAGGTAGGTACCGCCAAGAATGGGACAAATGGTGCCGTCAGAATATTGATTATGTATCAGAAGCTATTGAAACATTAGAAGAATTAGAATATGATGACGAAACCCACGAAGTTTTAGTAAATTTACAACATGCTGAAACTATAGAGTATCGCGGTTTTTGTGCATCAACAGACCATGAGCTTATAGGCTCAAGGATCTATTTTATTGCTGAATTAATTAATTACAGTAACAAATTATCAATTAAACAAGTTACTGAAATATGCAAAAATAGAAGATATTCTAACACTATGTTAAGAAAATTTTTAAATAAATTTAATGAATCATTATATAATACTCAAATATTAGACGATATTAAATCATTTGAGAAAAAAACAATTATACATAAAAATACTTGTATGATAGGAAACAAGATAGAAGAAAGATATATTCAAGATATCTACAGACCAGTAAGGAGTTATTAAATATGTGTGTCATCATATATTCAAAAATAGGAACAGCAATAGAAGAAAACGAACTTAAAGAAGCATGGGAAACAAACCCAGACGGTGCAGGCTATGCAGTAATAGAAAATAATAAAGTAAATTATAAAAAAGGATTTATGAAATTTAACGAATTTTTAAATAGTTTTAGGAAATACAATAATAAGAACTATGAAAAAATAGTACATTTTAGAATAACAAGCAAAGGAACCACGAATAAAAGACAGACACACCCATTTAAGAAAAATAACCCAAACATTACAGAATATACAGGAAAACGACCAGTATATTTTATGAATGGAACCATAAGTAACCTAACACTTGAAAAAGGTTTAAACGACACCGCCACATATATACGAAAATATAGGAACGGTATAAAAGCAAACCAAGCGGGAATAAATATATTATCCCAAGCGACAAGCTGCAAGTGGGCAGTAGCAACACCAAGAGGAATATTTATCTCAGACGACTTTATAGAGGAAGACGGTTTATATTATTCAAATCTGAATCATAAATATATAAATTATTATTATTTTAAAGAAACAGACCTAAAAAATTATTATGAATCAAAATATGAATATTCATTAAAGGAAATAATAACAAATAAGAAATTAAGGAAACAAATATATAAAGACAAGACATTATTAAACGAGGTAGAAGACTTTATTTATAATGTCTGTAATAATTATTTGTGTTATAATTGCTCTGATTGTATATCATATGCTAAGAATATAGAAGAATTAGAAGAAATAATTAATAATTATAAATAAAGACGTATTATGAAAATTAAAGGCTACAATATTAAAAACCCCGAAACAGTAAACCAAACCACTATTAAGAGAATATTAGAAAGTAACTTAAATAAGGAACAGACATATAAATTTAAACATAACCAATACTTTAAAGAAGTCACAATATATCAAAATAATAAACAGATCTATAAAATATATGATATGAATTTTAACCAATACTATTATATATGTTCCTATTTAGAATCAGTACTAAATATTAAACAAGTAACAGAACCAGAAATAATATATACAAACACAACAGACACAGAAACAACAGAAGAACCAAACAACAACGAACACAGCACAATAAGAATAATAATAGGAACACTATTATATATTATACTAATAATAGGACTAATATATATGATCATATTATAAAAAAACAGACCACTAACATAACATAACACAATACATAATAATATAGGATATATAATAATTATCCATATTATTATTGTTTTTATTATTTTTATTGTTGTTTATTGCTTGTTTTTTATTCTTTTTATTCTTTTTATTCTTAATTATTCTTATTTTTTATTCTTAATCATTCATTCATTATCCTTAATTATTCTTTTATTATCCTTATTTTAACGTCTAATTTTTACTTTAATAATTGCTATTAATACTTAAAAAATTGCTAATAACAGCTAAAAACTATAAACAATAGCTAAAAATAACTAAAAATAACTAAAAAAATAATTAAAAAAATAATTAAAAAAATAATTAAAAAAATAATTAAAAAATTGCTAATAATTACAAACAACCACCAACAAAAAAAACAAAAAAAACAATACAACACAAAAACACAAAAACAAAAACACAAAATTTGACATACATTGTTGTGTTTGTTTTTTTCGTGTTGGTGTGTGTTTGTTGTGTTTTTTCTTTTTTGTTTTGGTTTTTTATTTTTTTTTTGATGTTTCTTTGTGTTTGTGGTCGTATGTGGTAAGACATATTATAGTGTATGTATATTGTATTATGATTTTTTTTATAGGATTTTTTTTGTATGATGAATTTTTGTGTGTCTAATCATAGGTTTCCTTTTGTTTTTGATGATATTGTCTTATATGATAATCATCATGATGAGTATTTTTGCCTGTTTAGTGGGTTGGTGCTTATGTGTGAGGGTGTCTTATTGGTTGATTCTTCGGAATATTATAGTGCAGTATATGATTAGGAAGTTAATTTTTTTTATAATATTTTTTATGGTTGTGGTTGTTTCATGGTGGATAATATTACTATTTTAATTGTTTGCATCAGTGTTATTGGTGTTTTGAGTTTGTTTCAGGGTATGGAAACTGTTTTAACTACTATTGTTGGTGGTTTGATTGGTTTCTTGGCTAAGGATCGTGTTGTTAATTTGGAGACTGTGAATGAGTCAGACACCTAAGCACCAATGTAGTCACGAGGCAGATATTGCTGAACTTAAAACACAAATTAAACATAAAAGGTACGAAATTAATGATATTGAGGCACGATTAGATAGCTTCAATGAGAAATTAGATGATTTATTAGAACACTTGAGTCGTGTAGAGTTACAATTGATAGAAACCATAAGTGTGGCAAGAACATACAAGTCAATAATCTACTTATTAATCTCTATTTTTGGATTATCTGGAGTATTATTCATAATAAAGACCGCAACCATTTTATTAGATTAATTTATGGGATTATAAGGTGGTGTGTGAATGAGTGAAGAGTATAAGTTACATAAACCGAAGAAACTTGCAAGGAGTCCAGAATTATTAGGTGAAAAGGTTGCTAAATATGTTAGGAGTTGTGTAAGGGTAGAGAAGGCTGCTGGTTTAGCAGGTATAGCTGACTCCACATATCGTAACTGGAAGAGATGGATGAAAGAGGAGCAAGAACATGGATATACTGGTACACAAATCCAAAGATTCTTCGAACCAATCCTTAAAGCAGAAGCTGAAGCTGAAATGGATTTAGTAACAGTAGTAACTGATAAGGCTAAAGTAGAAGGGGATTGGAAGGCAGCAGCATTCCTTCTTGAGAAACGATTCAAATACAATAATCGACAAGAAGTTGAACTTTCAACTAATGATGAAGAATCCAACAAAATTAACATCAATATTACAAAAATGAGTGAGAAACATGGCAAACCTGAATGTGGAGATGACGAACACTCAGATGGAGTGGATTGATGATAAGAGTCGTGAATTATTAATTGAGGGTTCTGCTGGTTCAGGCAAAACCATCTTCGCATGTTACAAAGCCATATTCTATGCATTGCAAAATGATATGGCGAGTGTTTATGTTTATCGTGTTACTTTACCTTCTCTGAAAAGAACCAGTTGGAAGGAGATTCGTGAATTATTATATGACTTGAAAATCCCATATTTCGAGAATAAATCCGAAGGATTCATTGAATTCGGTAATAAATCAAAACTCTATTTTGGTGCATTGGATTCCCTATCAAAGGTTCGTAGTATTAATGCTGATATGATTTATATTGAGCAGGCTGAGGAACTTAAAGACCCTGCATTTTATGAGGAATTATTACTTAGGCTTGGTAGGGGTAAAGCAAGTAGAAAACCAGGAAATTATGCTCAAATGTTACTTGTTGTTCAACCAGAGTCTGAGGAACATTGGATATATAAAAAGTACCATTTATATGATGATGTTGGTGCACACTATAATGGTTTTGGTGAATGGGTTACTGCTGAACAGGATTTAGCTTACAAGAAAGAGCATCGTAAAACCGCCCATTTCCATTATAGTGAGAATTATTATCTCCCACCTGAAACTCGTGCTAATTATGATAATCTTCGTAATGTGGATTATGATTTATGGTTAAGATATAGTGCAGGTAAATGGGGTAAACTTTCTGGTGTGATTTATCCTAATTACGACACCGTTGTTCTTCGTGATTCATTCGATTTCTATACTGGTGGTGTTGATTTTGGATTTAACAACCCTTCCTGTTTCCTTTTATGTGGCTGGTATGATAATGAATGCTATGTTTTAGATGAAGTTTATGAGAGGGAATTACTTAATCGTGATTTCATTCAGAAGACTAAGGATATGTTGTTTGAACACCATCTACTCCCCGAATCCTTGGATATGGTTTGTTGTGATAAGGCTAATCCTGACGATATTGAAGAGTTTAGACAAAATGATTTCGCCGCAGAGGGTGGAATCAAAGATGTTACTGCTAAAATAAATACTGTGAAACAGACTAAAATCCATATTCACCCAAAATGTGTCAATACAATTAAGGAAATTAAAGGATACAAATGGAAGGTTGATAAGGACGGAGTAACTCTTGATGAACCAGTTAAATTCAATGACCATGCGATGGACGCCCTTGGTTATGCAGTTTATGGTGTTCGTGGACAATTGAGCCCAACAAGGAACATTCCAGATAATAATGATAGATTTAAGGTTATGGCATTATGAGTATTTTTGATAGATTTAGAACATTAAAGAAGGTCACTCTTAACAATACAGAACCCAATACTGAACAGGAAATTGGTGTTCAGGGTGTAGATGATAATACTGATTGCCATAGTGTTGATTGGCATGATAAATTACCTGACCTTGTTAGACCATCAATCATCAACCTTCGAAAATGTGGGGCTACACCATTAGTTAGTGGTATTCTCCACGATTTTGTCATGAAAAGTATTTCAGGATATGAGATTGTTGGTGATGATCCTGAAGCCGTTGCCTATATTAAGGAGCATGAGGAAAGATGGGATATTAAATCCCTTCTTTTTGAAGTTAGTATGAATAATTTCATTTCAGGAGTTGATTTCTATGAGAAAGTCATTATTGATAATGAATTAACTCTTAGACAATTAGCTTTCGATGGTGAAAATTACCGTATTAAAGAATTATATGATGGTTCAGGTACTGAAATTATTGGTTATCAACAATGGGTTAAATATAATCAACAAACCAATAAGGGCTGGACTGGAAAACATTTCTTCACATCAAATTATAGTGAAGAGTATAAGACTGTTAATTTCCTCCCTGAACAAATTACTGTCCCCTGTTTCTTCCGCGACCAAGGTAAACCGAAGAGTATTGTTCGTGGTGTTCTTGACCATGTATATATGATTGAATTGTTGAATCAGATGCTTCCACAAATTGTATATAAGCAGACCAATACTATGATTGCTACTGTTGGTAACAAAGATGTTAGGAATTTAAATTTATCCATTGATGAGATGAAGACTATCCTTGACAACATGACTAATTATCATGAAGCTGGAGCTGTTGCAGTTCCATATGGTGTTTCTGTTGAACTTGTAGGTGATACAGTATTGCCTAAAGTACAGGAATATATTAATGTTCTTGAAAAACAGGTTTATGTTGGTTTAATTACTCCTGAAGCAGTATTTTCCAGTAGTAGTAGTAATCGTAGTACTGCCGTTGTCCAATTAGATAGTAATAAGTCTGGTAGGGTTCTTATGCAAGAATTCTTGCAGAATAAATTGAATCGTTGGATTAAAAAGGAAGTATTCAATACTCAACTTGAAATTGGTGGTTATGGTAAAGACACTGTTTGGTTGGATTTCAATCCAATACAGGAAGTTGAAGATGGTTTAGATGATGAGGACATGAATAATTTGAATGTTTCACCAGGTGATGGTCTTAATATTAATAATATCCGTAATGGTGATGGTCGTTTAGCTGAAGTTAATCCATGATATAACCTAAATTATGGTTGTTGAGATTTTTTTAAGGTTGGTTTTGTGTTATGTATGATTTATTTAAACCACTATCTTCATTATATGTGGAAAATGGTTTAACTGATAAACCAGTCAGATATGATGAAGACTTTTTAAAAGATGTAATTAAAGATGTTGAATCAGTTGATTTGACTAAAAAACATACTAATGAAGTTATTGGTTCTGTTTCTAATTTTATGTTTGTTGATGGTATTTTGAAGTGTGATGTATCAGATAATGTTGATATGTCTGGTTATGGTCTTAGCCCTCAATTTAGGGCAGAATTGGTTGAGAGGGATGGTTTTTTACAACCAGTTAATGGGGAATTGTTGAGTGTTGGTTTAACTAAAACCCCGAGAACTCATATTTTGAATAATAGTGAAGTTGGAAGTGATTATTTGTCTGATGAAATGTTACAACAAACAATGAGAAGGAATACTGAACTTGAGAAAGAAATGGCTCAGAAAGATAATGAATTGGAATCATTGAAACAAAAATTAGCTAAAAATGAGGAGTTGGAGAAGAAATATTCTGACTTGGAGAAGAAATATTCCAAGAGTAGTGCTAAACTTGAGGAATTAACTCCTAAAGCTAAAAAATATGATGAATATTCTGCTATTAAAAGAGATAAACTTTTAGATGAATTGGCTGGAGATAGTGATGAACTTCGTAGTAAATATGAATCTTTTGATTTGAAACAGTTAGAAGTTATTGTGGAAACAAGAGTTATTAAACAAGAACCTCGTGGTGTTAGTTCAAGACAAGGTTCTGGTAATGGTAATCCTCCAAATAAAGAAGATGATGAAGAAGGTTTTGATAGGGATAAATTCAGAACCATGTATGAGGAAATAACTGGTGAAGAGCCTAAGTATATTTAATTTTTATAATATTTATTTTGTGGTGAGTATTATGGTAGTAAATTTTGGTAATGAAGGAGAAGTGAAAGGGGATTATGCACCTTTCTATATAGATATTTCATTTGCACTTGTTGAGGGAGATGTGTCATATCACCCTGATGCAAATGGTGTATTTGGAAAATCACCTGTGTGGACTTTCGCTAATGAATTAGCTAATGGCGATTATGTTGAATTAATTGATTCAGAAGCGAAAACAGTTAAAAAAGCAACTGGTTTAAAACCACTCATTGGTAAATTGATAAGCAATCCTGAATGGGATAATGCAGCAGCAAGACCATTAGAGAATAAAGCTGATGGTGAATATGTTAGGAGAAGGGCTACAGTTAGATTGTATGGTACAATCATTGAAACTGTTGAATTAACCGAACAAAATGCTGAAATTAAACCTGGTGATGGTGTAGCAATCACCTCTGATGGTAAATGGGACAAATCAACTAAATCTATTAGGGCAATTGCATTAACTGGTAAAGAAGCATTGAAAAGTGGTAGAGTCCAAGTATTGTTCGGATACTATGGAAACTTTGAAAAATAATATTTTTTTGGTGATTAAATGAGTGCTGAAGTAACAAGTATGGAAGAATGTCTTCGCAGAGAATTCATCGAACCGTATATTTTAGAGAAAATGAATCCTTCAATGGGATTCCTTGGAATGTTTAAACCAATTAATTTATATGGTTCAACTACTTTTGAACAATATGTTGATGAGGTTTCTGCAGAAGATGATATTAAATCAGGTGTATTATCAAAGCCTGAAGTAATTAGTGAAGAATCAAGATTACATGAAATTAAAGTTAGTCCAATTTCATCTATTCATGGGGATACTAAAAGGTATGGGTTCAGTTTCAGAATATCTGATTTAAAATTTACAAGAGAAAATAAACTTATTGAACCATTAATCCGTTATATGGACGCGGCAGCATATTCTATGAGTAGAATGATTAATTATGATTTCTTGAATACTATGGTGAATTATGCTAAAGCAAACACCATTACATTGAATGATGGTTCATGGAAAACCAGTAATATGATTTCTGAAGATATTGTGGATATGCAGGAAGCATTTGATATTGAAGGATATAATTATGAATTAACTGACATGTTTGTTGGTAAACCATCATGGTATGGTGCTAAGAAATATTGGAAAGCATTAAATGAATCATTTACTCCTGAAGATTGTGAAGGTTCAGCAATGCATAAAGTAACTGAATACACTAAAGGATTAGTTGGATTGGATTTGAAAATTAAACCATTGTCTTTCTATTATAATACTAATGAGAAATACAGTTCTGTTAAGGGTTCAATTGTTAATGTTGATGTGTTCCAAGAACAAGCTTCTCCTAAGGATCGCATTGTTGAGATGTGGATGGAGTATGGTATTGGAGTAAAACACCCTAAGGCTATGTTATGGCAAGAGGATGTGTAAATCCATTTTCACCTATAATTTTTCTTTTTAAAGATTTTTTAGAGGAGTGTTTTTTAAGATGGATTTGAAATTTGATTTTAGACAATTATTCCGTAAGGGAAAAATTGTTGATAAAAGATTATATTTGAATTTGAAAGATATTTGTGAACATATTATTGTAGGTAGTCCTTCAGAGTCTTCTGGTACTGCTAAAATTGTTTCTACTGCTGCTTCTGGTGCTACTGTTACTGATGCTGAGATTTTATCTGCTCTTGGTAGTGGTGCTTGTTTTGGAGTGGTTTCTGATACAACTAATTCTAAAAAGTATTTTGTAGTTTCTGATGGTTCTACTGTTAATAAAGTTGAATTGTGATGATTTATGGAGATGGAAACATATTATGAGATTGTGCATTATTTAAAAGGTGCGAAACTCGATAGGCAATATCCTGTCATCTTGGAATCTGGAGTGTTAGATGATGATGGGAATGATTTATTGTTGTGGTCTGGTGATAATTTTGTTTTCGATTTATGTCATGATGCATTTAAGGGTGTTGATGTTGTTCAATTACTCATAAAACCATCAAATGATGTAGATAATATTACTCCAAAAATAGGTTTTTGTATAGATGATGAAGGAACATTGCCAATCCTTGAAGCATCTGCACCAGACCAACCATTAATTAAAGATAAAACAACATTACTTGAATTTGAGATTGATGAAAATTATACTATGACTGATATCAGTAGTAATTTAACTGGTATCAAAAAAATTTCATTAAATTTTGGGGCAGATGTTGTTGATTTAAAGATACTTAGCATTGTTTTTAGAAGTCATGATTATACTCATACATTATCTGATTTGGATAAATCCTATGCTGATGGTGAAAGATATGTTATTGATAAATTAAACAGTACAGATTATTTCAATCATTATGAGGAATATCCTAAACAATTGGAGAAATATGTGTTGATGTGTGCTGGAGCATATGCTTGGCTCACCGTATGGGAATATGAATCTAAACCTATGAAAGAACCGAAATCAGAATCAAACAATTATGCTGATAGGTTGTTTGGTAAGGTGGATAGTGGAATTAAGGCATATTTGGATAGTATCTATAATAATCCTGAAGATAATTATATTAATCCCAAATTAACTGGTTCTACAAACATTTCTTGGGGGTTAAGGTAGATGAGTAAAGTGCAAGATGCCCTTGAATATATTGCGGCTAAAATTAGACAGCACCCATCATTTAAACAAATCACTATTTACTGGGACGATATTGAGTTATCCCCAAATTCTGCTTCTTTTCCATGTATTGTTTTCCATGCTGATGCTTGGAGTCGTGAGAATGACCATGGTTGTGATGTATCTAAACGAACACTTGAAATTATTCTTGCTGATGATAATTTAAACAAAAGGGAAGCAATTAAAGACTTATGGGATTATAATGAAGCATTATTGAAAGTTATGGATAGTATTGAATCCAGTACTGATGAATTAGGGTTTGATTTAAAACTCATGGGAGGTAGTGAATTGGCTGTTTTAAGATATGTAAACAAGGATAAAGACAGTTATAAAGCTGCCAAAACTACTTTTGCAAGTTTAGTATCTGTTTATTATGAATTAAGGTATTGATTATTATGGATTTTAAATATATTGGGGAAAATGGGTTCAAAGACATTGACCTTGTCATTTATGGAATTATGGAGAAAAATGATGAATTGGTTAGTGGTATGACCTTTACAGTCCCAGATGAAAAGAAAAGCCTTATTAAAAGACTTAAATTGAATGGAAATTATGTTCAAATTAAAAGGAAGAGGAGGAATAAATAATGGCGAAATCTAATATTGCACTAAGTGCAACTTGGCATTTTTGGGGATTTGGAAACAAATCCGATGACCTTGACAAAGAAACATTTGCTAAATATATGGTGAGTGTTCGTGGGGTTGATTTTGAATCTGGTAATGATATAAGTACTGAAACTGATGAGGGACATACTGGTACTGCTTCAATCGATATGGGTGAATATCGTAATGATGCATCAAGTGAACCTGAATGGGAGGACGCATGGAGATATGGTGAAGGATTTGAAGATTACTGGTATCACTTACTTGGAAAATACACTAAAGAAGAAGTGGCAACTGGAGTATATCATTACAAATTCTTCTTCCCATCAATTGTAGACCCAACAAATAATGATAATCCAATTGAATTACCATTAACTACTATATATAATGGGTTTGCTAAAACTGTTGATGATGGTAGAGTATTTAACAATGCAATGTTGAATGAATTAGAATGTAATTTTAAGAATGATGAAAAACCATCAATTCACCCAAAATATCTTTCTGATTACAATAATTTTAACATGACTAATCCTTCAAGAAGTTATGCTAAAAATACTAACTTTGTGAAACCTAAACAAGTAGCAATATATTATGGTGATGTTGATAAAAAATTAGAAGAGTTAAGTAAACTTGGATGTTACCTTGAATCTTCATTTAGTATCAATAATAATGCTGAAACTCAACCATGTCAAGATGATGAGTTTGGTAAAAACACCAAATTCATGGGTTCAAGAGAAACTGAAGGTAGTTTCAAAGTCCCATGGACTGATAAAACAAGGAAACTTGAACCTGAATTTGAAGGTGGTAATAGTAAATCTCATTCTGTTACTGATGAATCCATCTATAAACAAATTGCATATGATGCTGTTGGAGGCAAAATAGGTGATTCCACTTACAATTACCGTACTTTAATCCATTTCCAAAAAATTGTTTTAACTAAAGCAGAATCCCCATTATCTGGTGATGAAGCTAAAGATTTAACAGTTGAATGGAAAGTGTCTGAAGAACCAGGACAATCATTTGTGACTGTTGATATATGGACTGATTTATCTGATTTACATACTGATAATGAAGGCTGCACATTAAATGACCTTAAATATGATTATGGTGTAGATGACCCATCTAATTCTGCCGACACCAAATATGATGTTAAATTTGTTGTTAAAGAAGGGACTACTCCAATTAAAGGTGCTACTGTGACTGTTGGAGCAATCACTGGAAATACTGATGATAACGGTGAGACCATATTATCATTAACTGCTGGTGATTATAGTGCAAGCATCAGTAAAACTGGTTACACTACTAAAACTGAACAAGTTAAGGTTACTGGCAAAACCACAGTTAATGTGGCTTTAGTCAAATCCTAAATTTTAGGGAAATAACTTTTTATACTTTCTTTATTCTTCTTTTCTTATTTTTTTAATAAATTTTTATACTTTTTTGTGATTATTATGGCAAGAAAATTTACTGAAACCCCAATTCCATTATGTGGTAAAGAATTATATTTTAAAAGATGTCCGATGGGAGATTTAAAGAAATATGATGAGCAATTACAAGCTAAACTTAAAGAAATGAAACCAATTCAAGATGAATTGGAACTCATGGAAGATAATGAGGAAACATTGGTTAAAAAAATCAATAATTTTGAAAGGAAAATAGATATTATTGATATGAAAGATGAGCCATCAGATAAGGAACTTGATTTAGCTCTCAGATACTTGGACAAACAAGAAGAATGTCTTGATGAATTAAAATCTTTAAGAAAACAAATAGTTGAACATGATGAAGCACATGAAGAAGATTATTTGAAAATACAAGAAGAAACCACTAAAATCATGGCTAAAAAAGTTGAAGCGATGCTTGATGGAATCACTGCTGAAGAATTCTTAAATGAATATGATCCAATTGATATAAGAGTTGCTGGAAACCTCACTAATTATTATCAAATGTGTATGCTTGGTGAAAAAGAAGCTAAAATCCGTAGACAAATCCAATTAGATATTGAAGCACAAAATGAGAGAATAGAATCATTTCAGAGAAGATGATGATTCAACAAACCCCAAGATAATCACTCCAATGATGAGCGATTATTCTTGGCAACTTGAACAGATAATGTTGGGGATATATAAATTGCTTGTTCATAGAATGAAAGGTTTAGGTATGTCCTTAAAAGAATTTTGGGAAACAGACACATGGACAATAAGTTTTCTTTATTTAACAGAATTGGATTTGATTGATGAAGAAGAACGAAGAATGGACGGTAAAAAATCAGACCCAAGTGACCAGAATGACCCAGAAGTTGAAAATTTAATGATGGAGATGGGTTTAATTGATGATTAGAACACGATTAGTTGAAGATGAAGTTACTCCTTGGTTGGAAAATTTAATGCCATCATTAGACAATAGTCGTAAAAGGATTCTTAACAATATGGCGGAGGTTCTTGTTGATTATGTTACCGAAGATGTTCCTTTACAATCAGGTTACCTTGTTGAATCTGGTACTGAGGATTGGGTTGTTGAGGAATCTGATTTTCGTGCAAGTATTAAAGTAAGGTATACTGGTGAAAAAAACCCACCAAGTAATCGTATGAAATATAATCAAGTAGGGTTTTTTTATCCAGATAAGGATTATGCATTATTCCAACATGAATTGATGGGAGAAAGGAGAAGAGGTGGTTCTGGGAAGTTTCTTGAGAAAAACATTCTTGTTGCCGAACCACACATTATGAATGCCGTAGCTGAAGGATACTGGGAAGTATTAAAGAGGAAATAAATATTTAAAGGAGATTAAAAAGATGACTGATTATCCTGTAGGTTCTGTGTCTGCAAAACTCGTATTAGATTCTAAAGAATTTAAAGAACAAGTTAGACAAGCGAAAGAATCATTAAAATCTCTTACTGAAGCCCTTAAAAAAGGTTCATTTAAAACATCAATTAATGATTGGAGGCAAATGGCAAGAGAATTAAAACAGAACTCAAATCAGATCAAAAATATTAAAAAAGATTTGAATAATCTTAAAAAAGGTCTTGATTCCCAGACAGAATCCACAAAAAAGGCTCAAACAAACCTCCAATCATTATCTAAAGAATATATTAATGCTAAAAAAAATATAGATGCGATGGCAAAATCCTTAAATAGGCAGATAACTGCATCACAAGGATTTTCAAAAGCAAGAAATAACTTAAACACATTAACAAGCAGTTATAATCGTAGTTTGTCACAGGATATGGTTAATAAATCATATAATGAGGCAAGAAATACACTTAATACTATTGCAAAATCCATAGATGCGACAAGGGTTGCATCAAAAGGGTATAAGCAAGCATTAAATGATATCAATACCATTTCAAGGAATCTGGAATTAAATCGTGTTACTCAAGAAATGAATAAACAGACTGCGGCTGCGAGAGAATTAGCTAATGCAAATAATCAATTGAAACAGAGTTATTATAATTATCGTAAATCATTACCTAAAACATATAATGATTATACTAATTATCTCAACAATCAAAAAGCACAAACCAAAATTACCTCTGGTGCTGCTGGTGGTAATGGTTATGCCACTTATTTAAGTCAAATTAATGCTGTTGGTACAAAAACAATTGGTTTAAATAAAAATTTAGCATTATCCTTTGCAGATGTTCGTAGTAAAGGTTCTGGTTTAATGAATGTGTTTTCTGGATTGAAAACATCAGTATCTTTATTTAATTGGGTTGCTAAAGGAATGATTCATGATTTTGCAACAAAATGGGTTATGTCTTTAGTTGAGGCAACAAAAGAAACCATTACAAACAAATCTGAAATGGATTCTATGTTGCAACAAATGAAATTAACTGGAAACCAAGTAAACAGTTTCAACAAAGCATTAGATAATACTATTTCAAGATTCCAGAAAATGAATAAGTATTCTTTAGGTGAAACAGTTTCCAGTTTAGGTGTAGAATTCGGATTAAATGCAAAAGAAATGGAAAAAGCCATGCCTATTGTTGCAATGATTCAATCTGAATATATTCGTGCAGGAAGAACTGCAGAAGAAGCAAGTCTTGCAGTTAAAGATGTACTGCAAGGAGAATTCCAAAGGTTAAGTCGTGAAACTGGTGTTGGTAGAAATGAATTATTAGCCGCAGGTTGGAATGGTAAGAATACTGATGTAATGAGTTTGCTTACTGCATTGGAAAAAATTGGTACTTCAAGACATTGGGATGTTTTCGCAGAAAAAGCAACAAGTTTAAATGATATTCTGATTATTACAAGTGATCGTCTTACTGAATTTGTTGCAAGGCTGGAATCATTTGTCACACCAGCGATTACTGGTGTATTTAATGGTTTAATATCTTTAGTTTCAAGTATTTCTGGCTGGTTTAATAACTTGGATCCAGCATCTAAATTATTCACCAGTTTCACTACTTTAACTGCCGTTATTGGTACTGTTGGTACTGTATTGGCTATGTATCGTACAAAATTAGGACTTGCACAATTAGCACAATTGGGTTTGAAAAACTCTATATTAGCAACAATATTCAGTATTAATGCGGAAGAAATTGCATTATTTAAATCAGAGAAAGGGCATAATGCAGTAACCAAGGCTATCGTGAAGAAAATCACTGGATATAAGACTGAAACTGTCGCTGCATTATCTGCTAAAAGAGCAATTGCTGCTTATGTTCTTGGGTTAGATGGTGCGATTGTTAAAGAGCATGGTTTTAAAACTGCATTGATTGGTTCAAAGTTAGGTTTACTTGATAATGAGAAAGAACTTGTTAAAATTAGAAGTGCTGGTTTGAAATGGCATCAAACATTATCAGTATTGACTGGTAAAGTTGATGTTGCTACTGCAAAGAATATGAGTTTTGCAAAATCATTGAAAACAATTATTTTTAGTGGTGCTGCACTTAAAACCATTGGATTAACAGCATTTTTCGCAGCTCTTGCTGTTGCTATCGGTCATGTATGGAGCCAGTGTGAAAAAGCTAAAAAGGCTGTTGAAGGGTTTAATGATGTAATTGAGAATGGACAACAGCACATTACTAATGCTCAGAATAGTGTGAAATATTTTGAAGGGGTAGTTAATTCTGCAAAACAACATGTAGAGAATGCATCATCTGCTCGTGAAGAAGCAGATGCAGTTAAATATTTAACTCAAGCAGAAAAGGATTTAGCAACAGCCAAGGATAATGTTGCTAATGCTGAAGAAGCATATAATCGTGCTAAACAAGTTAAACAAGACCTTGCAAATAGAAAATCACAAATAGATATCCGAAATCAACAAGAATTATCTAAAATATATCAAGAAAACGGTATAGAATCAGACAAAGCTAATGTTAAAGCATATGATTTATTATCTAATGTTGATGCTGGAACATATTATCTCCAAAAAGGTATGAAGGCATATGAGAACACTACTCGTGATGGACTTAAACATGTAGAGGAACACACTAATGAATTAGCCAAACAAAATGTGTCCTTGAAAGCAAGACAAAAATATGCTGAAGATTATGCGAGTGTAGTTCAGGAACAGGCATATAAATGGAAACAGTTTAATGAAGGGGACATGTGGGCAGGTGTTACTGCGGCATGGCTTGAATTAGTTAAAATATGGATTGATATTAGTAATAATCCAGAATTTGTTAAATTTGCTGAGGAATGTGCTAAGGCTTGGGGAAATTTACAGCCAGTGTTTAATCAAATAGGTGATGCATTACATTGGATAGGTAATGCATTAATTATTGTGTTGCAGTATGGTGCGAGATTTGTTGCATGGTTATCTGAATCTCAAGCAGGCTCTTATGTTTTGATGGGTGGTTTAGGATTACTTATTGCTAAACTTGCAGGTATTGGTGGTAAGGCTAAAGGTACTATTGATGCTTTGAAGAAGATTGGCGAGAATGCTAAATCAGCATATAACAGATTAAAAGACTTAGCTAAAAATGGTGGTGTTCTTGATGCACTTAAGGATAAATTAGGTAAAATTGGTCGTCGTGGTAAAAACAAAGACAGTTCTGATGAGGATTCTGATGATGGAACTGTAGTTACTACTGGTAGTGGTAAAGGTAAGGGGAAAAAGAAGAAAAAACCCAAAAAGAAAGATAAAAATAAAGGTAAAAACAAAGATAAAGGAAAAGGAAAAGGTAAGGGCAAAACCAAAACTAAAACACCTAAAGGCAAAACAACAGATGTTGGATTTAAAGAAGGTATTGTTGAGGATTTAAAATCACAAGGAAGGTTTGCAGTTAAAGCAGCTACTGGTATTGCTATTGGTATGGGTTTGATGACTGAAGCAATTGCTCTTTTACAAATGCCATTATTTGCTTTAGCTTCAACTGGTGATATGTTCAAATCCAATGAAGAAAATATCCGTAAGGGTGGCGAGACTCTCAAATTCGTATCTGACTTGTTAATATCTACTTTGCCATTAGTTGTTGCTTTTGCCATTACTCTTAAATTATCTGCAAGGTCAGACATAATTACATTGACAAAAGATGCGATTACCGAAGCATATGGGTTATTGATTGCAATGCTTCTTGTTACTGAAGCAGTATTATTGTTAAATGTCCCATTATTAGCCATTGCTGGGTTAGGTACAGTATATTCTGGTATTGAAGGTCAAGTTAAACAAGGTGCAGAGGTACTTAAATTAATTAGTGACACCCTCCTTTCAATTATTCCATTAGTGCTTGTTTTTGGTGGAGTTGTTATCTTATCAGGTAAATTATTAAAAACAGGTAAATTATCCTTTTTAAAAGATGCGGCAGCAGGTATTGCAATTGGCTTACTTCTTGTTTCTGAAGCAATTATTGGTTTAGCATTACCATTATTGACATTTGCTGGATTAGGTTGGGTTTATGATACTATAGGTTCAACTAATATAGATAGGGGAATTCAAGCAGTACAAGCATGCTCTAATGCATTAAATAGTCTTGCACCATTTATCCCATTATTTATTGCAGGAGTTTTAATAGCGGCATCTGCTTTCGCTACTGGTGGAGCAACTTTTGTTATTGCTGTTGCTGGTGTCGGTGCTGGGTTAGTCATACTTTCTGAAGCAATTATTGGTATGGTTGCACCTCTTGGAATGTTAGCTATTGTTGGTACATTATTCCCAGATTTAACCAGTATACAACAAGGTGCAAATGCAATAAAAGTGGTTGGTGAAGCATTAACCATTATTGGTATGGCAATGATTCCATTACTTGCAGTATTAACTACTGACTTTGTATCTAAAATAACTACTGGTGGTCAGGGTATAAGTGAATATATTAAAGGACTTGTTGGTGAAAATGGTGTAGTTACATCAATGAAGGAATTCGCAACAGAATTAAATAAAATGGAAATTCCCCAAGTTGATAATTCTAAAGCAACACAGATTCAAGCAATAGCTACAAGTATCCAATCCATTAATCGGGCTGTTCAGACAGTCCAATCAGCAGTTAGTAATAATACTGGTGATTTTATTGGTGGTGTTGCTAATGTTGTTGGTTCAATGATTCCTGGAGGTAATATTTTAGGCAACCTTGTTGGTGGTGGATCTGCTGGAGGATATTCCTCCAGTTTAGGTGGTAAGTTGAAACAATTAGAAGACATGGTTAATGATATCATCAAATTTAATAATAATATCAATACTGCCACATCTGGCCAGACTGCTGATGTTTCTGGTGCTACAAGCATGGTTACTGCTATAAGTAATGCTGTTAAGGGCATGAGTTCTGCACTTGATAATGCTATTAGTACAGCAAGTACTAAAGGTAAAAGTATTGGTCAGGCAATAAAACAGGGTATTAATAGTGGTATGATGGGATTGTCTACTGTTATAAGTACTCAATTAGCTAATGGATTTAATTATGGTGGAGTTAATGCTCGTAGCCATGGTAAGTCTATGGGTAATAATGCTAAGACAGGTTTTGTTGGAGGATTCAAAATCAAGGAAGCTACGGATAAGGAGTGTCGTGGTGCATTGCAGGTTATGGAGGATAAAAAACAATATTTCTATAACAAAGGATACCAATTAGGACAATCTGCAAGTAATGGTTATAAGGACGGTATGGATATACATTCTCCAGGAATTATGTGGAGAAGTACTATTGCAGAAGTTACTGGTATTGGTCAGGCATTAAGTAACACTACTTTAGCATATAATAGTGCTAAAGGTTTGGCTGAGGCTGTTGTTAGTGGTTATGCTCCTACAATGGCTAATTTTGCAAACAACACATATTCAAGTTTAACCAGTAATGCTAACAGTACTCTCGGAGTTATGGGTCTTGACCCAATGTTGAATCAGCCTGCATTACAACAGTTCCAAGCTGATGCAAGTATGGCTACTGGTTTGAGTCAGAATATTGCACTCACTACACAGAATGCATTTGTGGGTTTAGATACTGTTATGGGTAGTACATTCTCTAATATGGGTTTGAAACTCCAGACAACATTTAATGGTATAAATACTTCTGCTTCATCTGCATATACTAAAATGGGTACGACTACTCGTGTTCAAATGAATAATATGAAGAATCAGACAACCAGACATATCCATGCTATAACTAATAGTTGGCATGGTATGCAAAATGCATTAATCAGTAGTGCAGAATATATTCGTAGTCAAACTGGTGCTAAAATAAACCAGTTAGAACATAATATGGGTAGTTTCTGGAGGAAAGTCCAAAATCCTGCATTGTTAATGGGTAGTGCTGGTGGAGATTTCTCAACTACAAGTACAAGGACGCCTATCAGCAACCCAGTTAAATCTGGTGTGATTAAAACTATGAATTCAAGTTCACCTAAAATTAGAATCCCAAAAGGTAGTTTTGGTGCTGGTGGATATAGTAAAACCACAGGTATTAGCAATAGTTTTAAGCCAAGAATGAAGAATGATGATATTGATTTTTTAGCCCAATATATTAATTGTTTGAATTCTGGTAAAGAATGTTATGCTGGTGGTTGGAACTTTAATTGGACAGATGATATTAGGCAAGCATTGTTACATTGGAGAACAAACTTTGGTGCAATATATGACCCTTATTTGAGTGTGGGTAAATTTGAAAATGATGATTTCCCAGTTCGTGGTATACCAGAAATATGTAAGGGATATATTTATGATGCTATTAGCCGTACAAGTTATCAAGGATACATGAATTCTAAAACTGGTGGTGATCCAATGGCAGCATATAATAGTGGTATGTTTAACTGTTATGATGGTGCTTTGATTATTATGGCTTTGGCTCGTGCATTTGGTTTCAGTAGTAGTATGAGGCATGGTTCTTGGAATGGTGTTCCTCATGTTTGGGCTCATGTTGATGGTATTGGTGATATTGATGCTACTGCTATTCAGCAAGGGTATGGTTTTACTTCCCCAAAGGTTTCAGGTATTGGAACAAGAAGCAGTTTGAAACCTCCTGAAGAAGAATCCAAAGTAGATAAATCATTACATTTAACTTTGAATATTGATATGAGAGGAGCAAATGTTTCTGATGAATCTATTGGTCATGATATTGGTGACATTGTCGTTGATAAAATTATTGACCTGACTGGTGTGAATAAGAACACTGGCAGGTAACTTTTTTCTTTTTTTCTTTTATTTTTATTGTTTTTTATTTTAGGGTGATTTTATATGAGTAATAAATCCACAACTGTTGTTTTAGAATTTAAATTAATTGATAATTTTCATAAAATAATGAATAAAGAAGGAACATTCAGCATCTCAGATATGGTATTGAATAATTCTAAGAATCGTTTTGAATTTGTACCTGTGTCTAATTGTAGTGATGATTGGAAGTCAAATATTAAAGCAGATTATACATTGGATAAGTCAAAGGCTGTTCCTATTAAAAATATTAGTTATTCAGATTCAGGCGACATTACTGTTAAAGACTTAGATTGTCCTGTGGTAGAGTTGGTTGCTGAAGAAGTAGGTTATGGTGGGTTGGTTGTTAGTATTGGTTCTAAAACACCTACTTTAAGTATTGGTTCAGAAGTTCAAAACTTAAAAGGTGTTTTTTTGTGTAATGAATACACTGGAGCTGTTATAAGTTATTGTATTCTTCCAAAACCTGCTAAAATTATGAACTATTTAACTTTACCAAGTGAAGGATTTGTTGTTGAGATTCTTCCAACATATTCTATCCCTACACAATAGGAGAATATTATGATTATTAGAAAATATGCAAATAAGGTTGTTCAGGACTTATCTAATCCTCGTTGTAAGGATTGGAATCTTTTAAATAATTTATTATATCCTGAAGGACAGGTAGGACAATGTAACAATATTTCTTCAAGTAAGGGTGTGAAATTAATACCTGCACCCATAACTTTCACTAATTTTAACTTTGATTTGCCCCGTGATGCAGTTATTAATAGTATTGAAGTAGGTTATGAAGATAGGAAAGTATCTTATACTGATGAATCTAATGATAATACATATCCTATTTTTCGTGGATTAGACATTAGATTGGTTGGAACTAATTTATCTTTTGAAACAAGTGATTCTGATGTTTATAAAAATTTTGTGAAGAGAAGCCGTTATTTCATGGATTTATCAACAAAACTTACTGTTGCAGAAGTTAATAAGAATGATTTTGGTGTTACATTAGCATATACTCCAAATGTAAGCCCCAATGTTGGTGCAATATATTTAGATTATGTTTATATTGAAATAGATTATGATGTTGCAACATATAATGTTAGTATGACTGAACCTAACAAAAAGGGAAGAGTAGAAACATGGAGTACACCTGATGAACCACATGAGGTGCATATGGGTGAAGTTTTTAGCAGTTATTGTTATATCCGTACTACTAATGGTTTAAGTCCCACAGAACAACTTGTTGTATTATATTTCCCAGATAATTATAAATTGGACGATTATGAGGTTAGTGCTGGAAGAGTAGAGAAAATTAACCAAAATACATATCATTGGTATGTTACTCCAAAAATCGACAAGTCTACAGATTATTTCCATTATAAGTTAATGGTGGTTGGCGAACCCTTTGATAATGAGGAAGTTGGATTAATTAAAGCAACCCATGATTCACAAGTTGCAGTATATTATGTTAAAGTAGTAGATGCTTATTATAATGAATATAGAAACAATGCACAAATAAGGTGTCCAGTATTCAGTAGAAATTGGAGTGGTGAAATTGCTCCTGCAGAAACATTCCATATTGAATATTGGATATATGATTTGGACACTTATGAATTGGAAAGTAATGATTGGGTTTATCCTGTTCTCCTTAAATGTTATGACCCTGAAACAGACAAATACATGAAATTCCCAGAGTACCAGTTCCAAGAGAATGTTGGTGGATTATTAGGCATGAAATTAGTTAATCAACACTTATCTGCTGATAAAAAAACTCTACAATTAGATATTAAAATTAATAATCCTAATGAATTCACTGGTAAATTAAATTTTGTATTATTAGGAGAATTTATGCATATCTCATGGAATGAGGGAGATTATCAATTCCATACATTCTTTTCAAACAATAACAGTTCTGACCATTACACTAATTCAGAAAAATATGTATTTAACTTTAGAGTTGGACCTGAAAAGGGAGTGGATTTGGAATTTGCACATAAAATATTAACTGTGAATACCCCAAATATTGCAGTAGAATGTGATGGTGGAGGATTCTTTTTTAAATGCAAAACAAAAGAAGGTTTTGGTAAATGGAATAGTTCAATGTCCGCCCTTAAAGTTTTCTTTGAAAAAAGAGTTAAACATATTGGTCCATTAAAAGTTCCATATAGTCACCACAATCCAAAATTCTCATTTAAAAACCCAGTTAAAAAAGGAACTTATCAAAATCGTAAATATGTTTCCAAAACTGGAATATGGGAAGATGAATTGTCTTTAAGCATATATTTACCACCAAATCATTGGAAAACATTAGAAGGTTTCACAAAGATGGATAGACCTGTTTCTATTGAATTATGTCCTTCATGTAGTGATGATGATGTTTTGAATCATCGTGGGTGGGTTGATATTCAAGCAATAAGTAATATTGAGAGAGTTAATTCATGGGTTTACAAAGGTGAAATTGACGTAGAATATTTAACAAGAAAATATTTTGGTAAGGCATCAATAATCCTTGGTGCAAGGTTATGTGAAACTAATCTCCCATATGATTTAATTAACACTATAAATAAGGGAGATTCATTAATTAATTATTTTGAATTATTTGGTTCTGGTCAAATTAGTCATGATTTGGTTAATAATAGGATTAATGAGATTAACTGTAGTACTGGTGAAGCATTACATATTAGGAATAAATGGGCTTTGAAAGATATTTGTGATGTTACATATTACTGGGATTGTATTTTGCCATCAGATCCTACTGATGAATCTAATGATTATAAACAAAATAGCATAGTTTACACTATTATTGATAATAATTCTGGAAAGAATGTTTTAGAATATACATTATATGATTTTACTTGTTTTGATGAAAGAGGAAAAGTTGTTAATCAATGTAATGCAAATTGTGTTGTTTACAAGAATGGTCGTATACTCAATGTTTTTAATAAGAGAATTAAACTTGACTGGGAAGAACCATTTGATGGAGTATTTAAATCCTCAACTAATTTCCATTTTGACAGGGATTATGTAACTATTACTGAATCAGGTGCTAATGGTTTAGAAATTGTTGAAAAAGATATCGAATTGGCTTCTGGTGAATACATTATTGATGTTTGTTTTGATAATAATGATGTTGGACTTATTGAACCTAATTTCACCGCTCATTTAGATGTTGAATCATATGAAAATATTTTAGCGAATCCATATAGTAATTTTTATAATAATTTAGTTGTTTCTCCATTCCCATTACCGAGTAAAAATTTATTATTCTATCGTAAATCAGAGGAAGGAATATTATATTATTATACTATTGATGAGGACACTTCTAACATATATTATCTTGTTGATGGTTTCCAACAATATAAGGGTGGTGTAGACCTTCAAACAAGCGGTGGTTCAAGTGTAATGTTTGTTGAAAATTACAATTCAACATTATACCTTTCAAATAACTTGATAAAAGTTGGTTTTGATAGGTTGTTTGGTACTGTTTCATTTTATGTTTATGATGCATCAACAAATAATTATGTTTACACTAATATGGTTCGTTTAGATGATTTTAATGATTTTGAAATTGAATCCTATAATGATGATAAAATTTCTGTCAAATTTGGTCAAACATTATGGACTATGTGGAGAGGACACCCATTTATTGAATGCCAACATGAAAATGTGGATTTGATGATTAATGATAAATATAATACTGTTGAATGTGAAGGATTACTTACACCAGATAACATAATCGTATATGATGGCAATCGTGGAAAAAGGGCAGTTTACCTTTATGATGTAATTACTACTATTGAATTAGAAACTCGCACCAGTGAAGGAATTGTTGAATCACAATTTAATAGTGGTTATGAAGTAATGCTTGTAGCTAATGTTAAGGACATTAATGGTATTAGTCAAGGTTTTGTTGATGGAAAACCTATTGGTCGTGTTGAATTTATTGTTAATGATGAATCCGTATATGTAGACCCAACACCATCATTATCTTCTGATGATGAATATGAATGGATTTATAATTTTGTTGTTGAGGGAAATCAGAATTATGTTGCTTCTGCAAGATTTATCCCAGAACTCCATTTCAGCGAATCTAAAAGTAATAATTGTTATTTTAATTCTATTGTAACTGAATCTATTACAGAATTAACCATACCTAACCTTATTGTACCAATCAATAGTTCTACTGATTATATGTTAGTTAAGGTTTATCAGATAAGTAATGAGTCACTTCCAACGATAATTAATGATATGAGGGTGGAAATATATGCTAATAATAAATATATTGGAGAGTTAGTTACAGAATCAGATTCTACTCGTTATCCATTAAATTTCAAAAAACAAGGATTATATAATATTAAAGCTAAATCTATGGGGGATTTAACATATTCAAGTTCTGAAAGTAAGGAGTATACTTTATGTGTAATTGACCCTGATTTAAGTGGTTTTGGCGAGGATTTGTTGAGTATTGGTGAAAATATTACTTTGTCTGATGATGTACTTATTGTTGAATCTGATGATGGGTCTTGTGAATTAAAAGTAAATAAGAATTATGACTTTACTGGCAAACTTATGTTAAACATACCAAATGTTGGTTCGTTTGAGATGGGTTCTGGTGAATCAAGAATTATCAAGTTTTCAAAATCTGGAGATTATGACATAAGTGTAAAATATGATGGTGATGATGTATATCAAGCATATAATTATTTACAAAAAATTACTGTTCCATCAGTAAATACAAATGTTTCATTATTATTTGATACATACCCTACAGAAACATCAAAATACACTTGTCATGTTGATAGAACTGTGGACTTGGTAGCTTCAGCATCACATAATGATTTACCTGTAACATTATATGATAATGGCACACCAGTTTTATCCAAAACAATAGGTAAAAATCCAAAAACATTATATTATCAGGCAAAAACACTTGGAGAACATGAACTCCAATTAAAATATAATGGTACAGCATTTTTCTCAAAATCCCAATCACCAATAATTAATTTAACAGTAAATAATGATATAACAAAAATTATTGATGTTAAAAAGAAAAATTATGTGTACAGATACACTCAAGACATATTCAAATTAGTTGATTCTGAAAATATCCCATTAGTTGGTAAAAAATTATCATATAAAGTTAATGGAGTAACCTATGAGAGAGTCACTAATGACCAAGGATTATGTTATATGAATATAAGATTACTCGCAGGACAATATAATGTTAAAATAACCTTTGAAGGAGATAAAAATTACATTGGCTGTACTAAAGAATATGTCTTGGAAGTTCTTGACCCAATCACAGTATGGAAATCCCCAATAAAAATCAGGAATACACATGAAAATAATACAAAACCATTCAAACCATGGAGTTTATCAGATACACCAAAATTCCCAATCAGTTGTGGGGACAAAAGCATATCTGGAGTAACTCCTATTGATGGTATTTCAGGCAATTACAATACTCCAGATACATTAAATATGTCATCATTTAATTTCTCATTTAGTAAAGACGATTACAAAATTGTTAAGATAAGTGCAAGGTGGCAGGAAAAACAATTCAATCCACAATCAGATAAATTATATCCTACAATTGGCTCTGCAAGTGCAACATTAATAAATTGTGGAGTAAATAATGGTAAAAAAGGATATAGTATACCATTACAATCTAAAGAAGGATATAATATTGTTGGTGTGGAATGGACTGGATTAAATATGTTATCTGGTGTGATAAATAATAGTTTTGTGTTTGGAGTATTGTTTGAACATGATAAGAATACTTCTCAAAACCCAGCAAGTCTTGTTTTAAACAAATTTGAATTAGGTGTAAGTTATGTTATCCCAACAGAAATCGTGGAGGAGTAAATAATGGTAGAACCAACAGCACCAAAGGACAGCATAGTCCTATTTGACAAACATATTAATGTAGAAATCCATGATGATTATAGTACTTGTGGATTATCAATTATAAGACCAAATAGGAAAGAAATACATTTAAATAAAATTGATAAGAATGATAGAACAGTTTTCTATCCATTCTTAAAATCAAGTAGAGAATATGATGACCCAGATAGTGTAGCTATCGAATATGCATATTCTAAAGAGGAAACAATAAAAATTATTAGGTGATTTTTAAAATGCATGGTATAGCTAAACATAATACAAAACCATGGACTGATTCACAAAGGTTTGTGGATCATGTTTATACTGAAAAGTTTTTATTGGAAATTAGACATAATGAAGTAAACTACGAACAAGATTTTATTTCAAGGTCAAGTGGCACACCAGTTATCATGTCTAATGCTAAATATGGTAAATGGGATTCATGGGAAACAATTGAAAGTAACAATAGTAATGATTTCTTTGTAGAATATCTGTTTACTGCACCAGAAACTGGGGACTATGATATTGGATTTCTATTTACAAGTACAGATGAGGATTATCATAATATTGTGTGGACAATTGATGATAATTTAATGAATTGGTCTATAAGGAGTAATCCAAAATGGCTAACCCGTAAAACTTATAAATATTCACTTAAACAAGGAACACATAAATTTAAATTACAGATAGATAGTCATCTAAAAGTTTTAAGTGCATTTGTTAAAAAAATCACCACATATAAAGCAGATTCTGATTTAAGTGCAGATGCCAAATTAACTCTACTTTCAGCAAATCATTCTGATTCTGAAAAGGTTGGTGCTGATGAGTTCTCATTCACTATATTATATGATAATGAGTGGGAAGATGAAACAACATTAACAAATTTTGTTTTTGATTATCGTGATGAAATTAATTATAGTGTAATTAATTCTGATGGTGAAATGGAACAAATCTTTGGAGGATATATCAGTAATGTTTCAAAGAATAGTGATGAAACAGAATTAACAATCAAATGTGCGGGAAGATTAATTGATGGTGATGTAAGATATTGTACACAGGAAATAAATGTTGGTGGAAATGCTTCAGATTATAATACTGCATATAAAGATGGAGATGTTGTCCATTATCCTGACTATAATTATGCATTAGATTATGTTCTTCGTGCAATGGAACAACCATTACTTAATACATTACCAGATGTTTTTGAAGCAGATAAATTTAATGAAATATCTGTGGATTTGACCAATAAAAATAATTTCAATAAATGTAAAGCAACAGAAATGACTGTTTCATTAAAAGGAACTGGAGTCTATATTAGAAACAATTCTTCAATTAATACTAAACAATCATTTGTTGTTTATGATTCTGACTGGTATAATTCATCTCCACAATTATTAAATGATTTTCCCATATTTTTCATTGAATATGGTATGGGCGAACCTATGACTAAATATGATGTCGCATCTGAGAATAATAGTAGTGTAACTACTGGTGAAACAATTACGGTTAATCATATGCCATCATGTGCTTGTTGCTATGGGACACAATATAAAAGATACACTAAAACATGGAGAAATTACTGCCCCAATTGTGGTAAAAGTGGAACATTAACAGACAACCCCAAAGGAGTTTATGAAGGAGAAATAACTTGTAGTATGAAAAAAGGTGGTTGTGATGCTGATTACTGTGGATACTGTGGAGGAGATAAAGCAGCTGGAGCTAAATGTAGGCGAGTAAAACTCGTAAGTGCAAGTGCAAATGAAGCAAGTAATGCTGGAAATACTTCAACATCATCAGACGATACTGAAAACACCACAGTAAATGTTGGCGATATTTTTGCAACAATAACCAATGAGGCATTTCAGTATAAATATTTACTTCGTGGAGATACGTGCAGTAGTTTAGGGTGTTTGCAATCTAAAGGATATGGGGATTGTTGGGCATTTAGTGATTTAATTTATACACGATTATTTGAAAGAAATATTTCCTGCCGTATCATGGAATATGCTACTAATTCATCAAGAGCTCATCGTACTGTGCAATATTTAGATAGTAATGGACAATGGCAAAATTTCCCATATAGGCAATATAAATGGGGTGAAAAATATGGGAATATGTTAAATGATACTTCTGGAGTATGGGGCGGAAGGATTGTTCAGGAACATAAAGGTAATACCATAGATAAAGCTGGAAATGGTGGTAAATCAATAACTAATGGATTTGATAAAGATAAACCATTCCAAGCATGGGTTAAAATAGAGTTCAGTACATCTCAGAACAAAAATGCTGAGAGAATCCCAATTTATATTGATTTTACATCTGCCGAATCTGATTCTTTAAAGACTTTTAGAGGATTCACGCCAGTTATTTTAAATAATGTATTTACTACTGGTAGTGTAAGTATAATCAACAAACTTAATGAAACATATTACCCTAAAGTGTATTTGAGAAATATTACTTTTGAATATGTTGTTGGTTCTGAAAAATTATGGGAGAGTAACGACTCCACCGAAGATAATAGTAGTTGTAGAATGATTTTAAGGAGGATTGGCTTTCGTAATGGGAATATTTTAAATCCAATTAATCTTGAAGCAACTGGTAAATCATTGAATAGTTTAATGGAAACAATATTGTCTTCTGGAGACTTAGAATTAAGATTATACCCACAACAAATGAGGAGAAATGATAGATTATATGTTTCACATAAACAGAAAGCTCCTGAACCAAGATTTACAATAAAAGAAGGTGATGATGGAAACATTATATCAATTAGTAACTGGGAGTATACTCCAGTATCTGATTTCATTAGTAGGTCAATGGTGGTTTATAAGAGGAAAGAAAGGAATGCTGAGGATAGTATATATAATTATCTTGAAAGTCGTAATCCAATGAAAGTTACACAATATGGTGAAATCACCAATGTCGTGAGTATTAGTGATGATATTAGTGGTCTTGAAGCATATTATGAAGCAAGGAGCAACCCTAAATTTAAAAATGACCGTAGTGATAGTTTAACTGTAACTGTTAAAGGTTGTCCAAAAGATTTAAGGGTTGGTGATTATGTAGATTGTATATTTGAAAATTCTGCATATAATGATTATAAACAAGTTAAAAGTATCACTCACGAATATAATGTTCGAAATTCTCCAAAATTACAAACAAAAATAGGGTTGAATAAACCAGAACCAGTAATTGAATTAAGAGAAGAATATGAAAAACAAAGAGTAATAACACAATCTAAACAAGCAGTATTTGGAAAAACTGCCGTATATGATAAAAAAGAAACATATAAATGGGAGGATTAAAATCATGGATCATGATATTAGGAGATTAAGGATTGATGTAGACAATTTAGAATCTAATTACAATTCTATGAATTATGAATCATATTATCTTTTAACAGATAATAATATTGATGTACCTTCTAAAGATGATAGTGGGTGGAGCACTACATTACCTCCAGATATAAAAGACAAATATTTGTGGATTATGAATGTTATTGATACTGGTGTGGCTAAACTTAAAACTGAACCATTCTGTACAAATAATGGTGGTGGGGAAAATATTTTAGATATGGATATTGAGTTTATTCAAACAAAATCACGAACAACTCCACCTCTCCAATCAGATGAAGGGTGGGGTACAGATGCACCAACCCATCTTATTGGAAGATATATTTGGAGTAGAACTAAAATAACAAGTAATCATAGTGTTAAATACTCTGAACCAGTATGTATTACTGGTGACAGTGGTGTTGAAACAAGTCAGGGATTATTATGTGGTACTAAAGATGGTTCACCATTATATATGCATATAAGATACTGTACATTAAATAATCCTTTAGATATTAGTCAAACAAGCTTACAACCTCAAAAATATATTGGATATTATGTAGATGGTAATGTAGTAAATTCTACAGATATTAGTAAATATTCTTGGAAGATAAAACCTGTTGATGGATTATCATACACATTAAATGATGTAATGTACTATATGCACATCAAATATGCATATGATGATATAGGAACTGGTTTAAATGAAGAAGGCGGGAGTTTTATTGGATATTATTATGATAATAATCTATTAGATTCTACTGATGTAAATAAATATTTCTATTTTAAAGTTGAAAGTAAGGGTATTTTGAACATATATGAAGAATATACCATATCTAATGAATATGTTAATTCACCAACAGATGGGTGGAGTACAGTAAAACCATCAACAAGTGATGAGAAACCATATTTGTGGAGTAGGAATCTAATTAAGTATACTGATAATTCAACTCAAGCAGTTAATATATTATGTTTGTCTGCATTAGATGGTGATGATGTACATTATATCTTCTGTAGAACAAATTCCAATTCACAACCTGAAACCCCACCAAAAACAATAATTGTTAGATCAGACGATAGTGATGATGATGCTGATGATGATGGTCAATGGTTTGAAAATCCTCAAGGAGTTCGTAATAATTTTGGGTATGAATGGGTTTGTAAACAATTAAAAATAAATGGTGTGTGGAGTAATTATTCTGCTCCTGCATTATGGGCAAGTCTTCCTCAAGCACCAAATGATGGTTATGTGCATTTTGCATATGCGAATGATGATAAAGGTGAAACAGATTTCAGTACAGAAAACAGCACTAATCGAAAATACATGGGTACATATTATGATTATGTGCAGGAAACAAGTCAAGACCCGTCAAGATACACCTGGTCATTAATTAAAGGAGAAGATGGTAAAACACCATCCACTGAAGAAATTGTTGAATCTGTTAATGAATCAGGAGTAGATGCTAAAACATTAGATGGTAAATCACCAATAAACTTTTTATCATCAGTAATCCCCACAACATATATTTATCGTGATGAATCAGATAAAACACAGAATTATATAGCCATCTATGAATTAGGAAACATTGTAATTGTCCAATTTTACAA